TCTCGATATGATAGGATAATCAGATGCTCAATCCATTTTTTCTACAAGGATCTGCAAGTGAAAAAAATTTAATGCAAGATTTGATTAATGAATCAATTCAAATTTATGGTGTTGAGGTTCATTATTTGCCCAGAAAATATATTACAGAAAAAACAGTCTTAAGAGAAGTTATTGAATCAGTTTTTGATAATGCATATCCAATAGAAGCATACATTAGTAGTTATGATGGATATGGAGATAATCCTACAATACTTTCCAAATTTGGAATTCAAAATTTAAATGAATTGACTTTAGAAATTTCCAGAGAAAGATTTGAAACTTATATTTCACCACTAATAAAAAATTTGAGCAATATTAAATTATCAAATAGACCTAAAGAAGGAGATTTGATATATTTCCCTCTCGGAGATCGTTTATTTGAAATCAAATATGTAGAGCACGAAAAACCATTTTATCAATTACAAGGTAATTACACATATCAATTAACTTGTGAACTCTTTCAATATGAGGATGAGGTTATTGATACTGGAGTTGGTGAAATTGATGATACTATCGGAGGATCTGATGATAATGATCCAGATAATTCTTTCGTTCCTATTGGCCCAATTCAAACATTAACTCTTGTTGGAACTGGAGTAACTGCGACTGCAATAACAAATGTAGTGTCAGGAGGAATTCGATTCTTTACTGTTACAAATAGGGGAGGTGGTTATTCAAGTGCTCCTAGAGTTGCAATATCATCTGCACCATCAGGAGGACTAACTGGTATTGGGTCTGCAACAATGATTGGAGGAATTGTTGTATGTACTGATAATACAAATCCAAATTTAAAATCCGTTCAGTCTGTTGAGGTTATTAACTCTGGTTTTGGTTATACAGTAGCACCAAAAGTTGCATTTTTTGGAGATGGTGCAGGAGCAGCAGCAACTTGTACGATTGGTAGTGGTGTAGTTGGCATTATTACCATTACAAGTGGTGGTTCTGGATATGTGGACACACCCACGATTACATTTACTGGTATTTCAACCGTCTCTGCTGCTGCAACTGCCGTAGTAAGTTCTGCAGGAACGATTACTCAAATTCGCATCATAAATGCAGGATTGGGATACACACAATCTCCCACCATTACGATTGGAAATCCATCATTGACCTCTACTGGAAACTTTATTTTTAATGAGGTTGTTGTTGGGTCTGCAAGTTCAACTACAGCACGAGTCAAATCTTGGAATTCTATAACAAATATACTTGAAGTATCAAATGTCACTGGTGAATTTGAAGTTGGGGAAAATATTGTAGGTGCTGCCTCAAGTGCTTCTCACGAACTTCGTTTGATTAATGTTTACCCACCAGATAATGGTTATTCTTCAAATGAAGAAATAGAGAATGAAGCAGATCAAATTATAGATTTTAGTGAAAGAAATCCATTTGGTGTCCCATAAATTATCAGATGGTTAAATAGTACTGTATGTTACTTATCATATGTTTGAGTATTTTTACCACCAAATCTTAAGAAAAACTGTTATTGCATTTGGTTCTCTTTTTAATGATATTACAATTAAACACACAAATTCTTCAGATGAAATTGTGAGTGTTATAAAAGTTCCTCTTGCATATGGACCGACGCAAAAGTTTTTAGCAAGATTAGAGCAGTCTCCAGATTTAAGCAATCCAACTCAAATTACATTACCAAGAATGTCTTTTGAGTTTACTGGATTGACATATGATACTGCCAGAAAATTAACCACGACACAAACATTTTTATCAAAATCCGCTACTGACGGAACTGAAACTAAAAAAACTTATATGCCAGTTCCATATAATTTGCAATTTGAACTGTCTATAATGTCAAAGTTGAACGATGATGCTCTTCAAATCATCGAACAAATTCTACCATATTTCCAACCATCATATAATCTTACAGTTGAACTCGTTGATGAAATTAATGAGAAAAGAGATATTCCAATTATTCTTGAAAACGTTACGATGCAAGATGAGTATGAGGGAAATTTTGATAAAAGAAGAGTCTTAATTTATACTTTGAGATTTACTGCAAAGTTATATCTTTTTGGACCAACTTCAACAGTAACAAAAGATATTGTCAAGAAAGTATCCATCAATTACATTACTGGAGATACTACAAACACTCCCAGGAGAGAAGTTGTTTATTCTGCAGAACCGAGAGCTATCAAAAATTATACTGGTACTGTAATTACAAATATTACAAAAGATATCACAACAGAAGATATTTTAATTACTGTAAATAGTGCATCTTCTATTTCTGTAAATACTTATCTCGATATTGAGGGTGAAGAAGTATATGTAAAATTGAAATCTGGTAATGTTCTTACTGTGGAAAGAGGAAGAGATGATACAACAATTACATCTCATCTTGCTGGTGCTCAGGTTAAATCAATCACAAGTGCTGATGATTTACTAATAGAAGAGGGGGATGATTTTGGATTTAGTGGATCTACAACATCACCATAATGACAGAGAAGAGTGAGTCGAAAAAATTTGATAAATTAAATGAAACTTTTAATGTTTCGGGAGAGGTAGTGGAAACTGAAATTATAAAAGAAACTCACGAAAATAAAATTGGTGAGATTTCAAATTCAATTCAAGATATTAAAAAAGATTATGAGTATACAAGAGGAAATTTATATTCTTTAATTGAGAAGGGTCAGGAAGCAATTAATGGAATTCTTCAGTTAGCTCAAGAAAGTGAAATGCCTCGTGCATATGAAGTTGCCGGACAATTAATTAAAAATGTCGCAGATGCAACAGATAAATTAATGGACCTACAAAAGAAACTCAAAAATATTGAGGAAGACAAACAACCTCGTGGGCCAACAAATGTCACAAATGCATTATTTGTAGGGTCAACAGCAGAATTGGCAAAACTTTTAAAAAAACAATCAAACGATTCAGAGAAATAAATAGAAATAGTAAATACACACAACTTTTGATTGAGATGAAAGAGCAACTTTCTTTAGTAGAAAAAATTTTGAGTGAAGAAAATTGTGGTAAAGGAATGTATTGGTGTAATACAAATAAAGAATGTAAACCTCTTCCAACTGGATTTGATGTTCCTGGACAAAAAATAAAACCGACAGAAGTGGGTATTGGTAAACCTGTAGAGGGATCTTGTAGTAAAACAAAAAAAGGAAAAGATTGCCCAGTACACGGAATGGATGATTGCTTAATGGTGGTTGATGAAGCATGTTGGAAAGGATATAAGAAAAAAGGTATGAAAACTATGTTTGGTAAAAAATACCCAAATTGTGTAAAAGTAGAAAATACTGAAATTGAAGAAAGTCTTCGTGATTGGTTTGGTAAATCCAAATCAGATGATGGTAAACCCGGTTGGGTGCAATCAGATGGATCTCCGTGTGCTAATGAACCTGGGGAAACTAAAACTCCTAAGTGTTTCTCAAGAGATAAGTTATCAAGTATGACTAAAGGTGAAATAGCATCTGCAGTAAGAAGAAAAAGAGAAAAAGATCCAGGGCAGCAATCAAAATCAGGTGCTGCATCACCAACTTATGTTTCCACCGATTCCCCCACAAAAAAAATGAAAGAAGAATTTTTCAAAGAAAATCATAAAGCAATTGCTGCTGGCAGAGAAAAAGATGAAGAAGGGTATATGGCAAATACAGAGATGGATACAATTGATAGTGCTGTTAAAAAATTAAGAAAAATTATTAAAAAAGGTGACTCACAATTACCTGCTTGGGTTCAATCAAAAATTACTAAAGCAGCAGATTATATTGATGCTGCAGCAGACTATTTGGATAGTAATGAAATGTCTGAAGAATCAGATGTTAAAGGAAAGGGTAGTGGAACCAAAGATGCTTGTTATACTAAAGTAAAATCTCGTTACGATGTTTGGCCTTCTGCATATGCATCAGGAGCACTTGTAAAATGTCGTAAAGTTGGGGCAAAGAACTGGGGAAATAAATCTAAAAATGAAGAGATTGTTTATGAAGGTGATTATTGGCATCCAGATCCAGAAATGGATAGAAAACTTGGCGGTCCTGGACCAAATCAACGTGCTCGTGAAGATCATCCTCAACCAAAATCAGATCCAAAGAAATTGCGTAAGGGTGAATCTTATATGGATTGGAATAAACGTCAAAGAGGTCTCAATAATTCTTATGAACCAGATGGTGAATTGATTGATGAGTCAACTCGTTTACAGGCAGAAACAGGAAACATTCTTGCTGTAATTTTGAACTGGAGAGGAAAGACATATTCAATTAGAATGTTCTTTCCACAAACTGGAATGCCAAGCAGGAAAGATGTTACGACAGAGATACAAAAAATTTATCCAGGTTCTCAAGTTCTTCAATATAAAGTTTCAACAATTGAACCAGGAATGCCCCTGATTCAAGTTGTAAATTCAAAATCAAAGAACTATCTTCTCAATTCTAAAACAATTGGTGAAGAAGTTGAGATTGGAGAAGATTGGCAGAAAGAAAATCGTAAAGACAAAACTGATGGGTTAAGTCAAAAAGCAGTGAATGCATATCGCAGAGAAAATCCGGGTTCAAATCTTCAGACAGCAGTAACAGAAAAGAAACCAACTGGTAAAAGAGCATCACGTAGAAAAAACTTTTGTAGTCGTATGTCAGGAATGAAGTCAAAACTCACCTCTGCAAAAACTGCACGAGATCCAGATTCAAGAATAAATAAAGCACTTCGTCGTTGGAACTGTAACTAATATATGAGTGCTGACATTTATCTTGGTAATCCTTTACTTAAAAAGGCAAATACACCAATTGAATTTACAGAAGATCAAATTCTTGAATTTATAAAGTGTAAAGAAGATCCTGTATTTTTTGCAAAAAATTATGTAAAAATTGTGACTTTGGATCACGGATTGCAACCATTTAAGATGTATCCGTTTCAAGAAAAACTTGTTGAAAGATTTCATAAGAATAGATTTAATATTTGTAAGATGCCTCGGCAGACTGGTAAGAGTACCACTGTCGTATCATATCTTCTTCACTATGCAGTATTTAATGATAATGTAAACATAGGTATTCTTGCAAACAAGGCAGCAACGGCAAGAGAACTTTTAGATCGTCTTCA